GTGGCATCATCCATAATCGCACCATCAGCCCGTACCCGACACGACTGTCCATCAAGGTGCGCCAGGTTGGCGACCGTGGTACTCGCTGACTGCGTTTGGTTTTTGTTTGCGTCGGTATAGGTGTCGGCATCAGCTTGCTCCAGGTAGTACACCGTCGCGCTGTTAATGGTGCGCTTGACTGCAAACCAGACTGTCGTGCCCTCTACCGTGATCGCTTGGATGTCGCCGGTGGTTTCCCATTTTGTCCATCCGGCAACCTGTTGGGATCGTAGCGTGTTGAATACTGCCATCGTCCCATCGGAGTTAACCACATACACATAATTCGCATCCTCGTTCGCCGTGCCTCGGCGTGCATCCATATCAACCGGCGTTGTGATGAGATGCGACGCCAGCAGCGTCGCGCTGTTCGATGTGTACGCATCTTCCTCCCAGGAGAATAAGAACTCACGGACCGAGCTTTGTCCGTAATCAAGGAATATTGTGGCGCCGTCAATATTGACCGGCGGCACCGTACTCGACCCGAACCGGGTCTGGTTCTTGATTGCGATATTGCCCGGGGTAATCGGACTCGATGAGATATAGAACTCGCCGCCAGTGGTAAAAAGCTGCAGATGCCTGGCCGGCATCAATGCGACGATGCCGTTGATCTGGTTGGTGTCCAGGGTGACATCAAGCGCATCATCATCTGCACCAGTGCCGACGTTGAAATTAAAGTAATCGGCAATCACAGAACCCCACAGGGTCTGCGGTCGTTGGGCCGAGCCTCCAAACCACAGGCGTTGCTGGTAAAACGCCACCGTTTTAGGCCAGCCGCGTGTTGCTGACCAGACTGCCTCGGCGCCCGAGCCAAAATCAAAGGTAGGAATATTGGTCAGTGTGATGTTTGAAAGAGTCCAGCTGGTATGTGCGCCACCGCGTACCAGTTTGGCCGGCTGATGACTCTCATGCACGATAATCATCGTATCGGCCGACTGCGTGACGTTGAGCTCTTTGCACTGCGCCAGGGTGTAGGTCGTGGTGACTGTGGCCTGCAGCACGCCATCTTTATAGACCTTGATCGCGTTCAGCTGAAACGCCATCACATAGGTCTGTTCGACGTTAAACGAGAAGGTAAACAGCACAGACTCAGCGCCGAGCGTAGCGTGATATGCCATGCCAGGACGTCGTTTCAACCCCCCCTGCGGTAAGGCCAGAACATTGGTGCCGGTATCGGCGCCCTGGTAATACTGTTTTATATCAGTCCGGGCTGCCAGACGTGGATCGAGCACGCCCGCATTGAATGTCGTCTGCAGCGTTCTCAGACGGGGCACTAGGCGCGGGCCTCAATCAGTGGCGAGTCCACAATACCGACCTGTGGGCGCGACTGTGAATCAACGAACCGGGCACGCTTTAACTGATTCTCAAACTTGAGCGTGTATATCTCAGCCAGGGAACGGTTACCGGTCACCGGAATGGCGAACTGTGCTGCCAGGTCATATTCCAGAGTTTTGGCGAAATACGCCGGCAGCCGCGACTCGTCCGGTTTAAACAGGTAATCAATCGCAACCTCGTTGGCATCCGAGTACAGTTTATTTTCGTAAATCTCATAATCTGCATCGGGATATACCTTGATCCCCATCAGATAACCGGACGGCAGAGCGTAGGCATAAGTCCATTGATTGAGCGGCGTATCGGTAAGCTGGCTCAACTGACTTTTCGCTGATGCAAAGCGCCAGCGATGCGCGCTCAGCAACGACTCAAATGTTGATGTGTATAGGTTCGACGCCACCTCGGCGCCAGAACCGCCTTCAGTGAAGCTCGATATCGTGCCGTGCCCAATCATCAGCAGAGCGTTCGAGCACATTGAAATATCGGTCGCCATACTTAAATCCTAGAAAAGAAAAGGCAAGGGCCGTATTCCAGACCCCTGCCTTTCCAGGTTGTGTTCCCCCACAAGAGGAACCTATTTACCGAGGACCAATTAGTCGGTGTCGGTTTCAGAGATAGCAGTGCCATCAGAAATATCAACAACACCAGACGCATTGGACAGAACGCTGACGATATTAGTCGTTGGCGTGCTGGTATCGCACACCCAAATAATATCGCGCACCTGTAACAAATCGCTGGCGTCGTCGAAATACGCTGCCGTATTGACGGTTGCTATTGCGTCGGTTGTTGAATAGACCCAAATGCGGGGACCTTTCCCACCAGGGCCCACCTGCTGCAAACCACTTAATGCGTATGCCATGATGATTACCCCTTATTGGTAGGAAACGGATACAGAACCGTCGCCGTCTCGTGATATCGCACCCGCTTTCATTACGCCATTGCAAAGCCAGGAGGTCTTTTGCGCGACGTAATTAACTTCGGTTTTGATATCAATGCCAACCGCAAGGCCGATAGCGCTTTTGTGCCAGGCAAATCCTTCAATTGTGCTTGTGCCAGGCAGGCCGCCTTCGTCGCGGGACTCGATGATGTGCCAGTTAAAGCCCATCCAGGTATTAATTTCCCCGGACATAAGAGCTTTCACACTGTTGTAATCTGAACTGGTGACAGTTGAGATATTCAACAGGTCCTCAAGGCCGGCAGCAGATACAGCAAAATGCCGGTCGCCCGAGGGCACGCCTTTGTCGTTAAGATGCTTGGAGGCTTCGACCACCTTCGCCACATTCATGCCAGCAGACCCGTGGGCAATAGTGCCCGCCGGACTCGCTTCAGCAGCCAGGGCGTCGATGATTAGCTGATCCACACGACGGCCCAACGCACCAGCAATGGTTTGTGCTAGTTCACGTTGCTCGTCAAAGTTGACCTCGGCAGCATCAAAGATGTCGGTGTACTCCGGCGCGTTCCAGTTTCCGAGCGTGCAGGAGATAAGAGAGTGCGAAACGTCCATCGGCGTTACATCCGCTTGGGTAGCTTTCTGGTTAGCCAGGCCCTTACCCATTTTGCGGAATTTGTATGTATCGCCGACTACGCCATTACGCACTGTAACGGTGTCGCGGAGGGACCCAGCTGTCTGAAACGCGTGTTTCACGTCGTCATCAAACTGAGTCACCGCAACCGGTGACAGATTAATGGACATAATATTTGATCCTTATCAATGTCTAAAAAATGCCGGGCTTACGCCTGGCGCCTTTCGACATTCGGGTATCCGCTGCGCGGGCCGACGTCTTACGGCGTGCGTGCCGTATGATCCGACTCCGGTCAGGGCTCGATAAGGATCGAGGTGTCCGTTCCTAGAGCTGACAGTTACACGTTTGCGTTGCGGACTCGCTTGCGCGAGGTATCCACCACAACCGCTTTACCTGCCTAGATACGGATTGTATCCATAACAATGGTTACATTTCAACTTTTAGGCGGCCGTGCCATACGCCTCCTGGTAGGCACGGTCTACCTGTTTCTTATATTCGGGGTCCACGCTCATGCGCAGGTGCCCGGTTTCGGTCTTAGCGTAACGCATCTGGCGCAATTCTTCGGCCGTGGTATGCCCGCTGGGTTGCGTTACTTGAGGATCGCGGGCCAGCTTAGCCTCGCGTGTTCTACCAATCATGGATTCGAGCAGTTCCACCCCGACTGCTGTGGATGCCACGCCTTTGAATATCTCCCACTGATCTCCTGACAGGTTGCCCTGGCCCCAATCAGCCAGATCGGTCAGACGTGATTTGGCGTTATCGCCGAGAGCTGCGAGTTCATTCTGCCGATTATTGTTAACCATTTCCTGCTCGGTGGACAGGTAGCCGGACACGAACCGCTCAAACGCAGCCTGGTTCATGCCGGATTCGCGTGCGGTCTGCTTAAACCAATCGACCATCGGGTTGCTTTCCATCACCCCGGCGTCCAGACCCTCGACCTGGGGAACCTCATAATCACCATCGGGTGCGCCGGTAAATGCGCCCATGCGCTTTTCCAGCTCACCGTAGGCTTTAGCCTGGTCCTCGACGGTTTTATATTTATCCTGTTTAAACCACTCAGGCACGCCCTGGGCGCCATCGACTTCAGCTGGTGCGCTCTCAACGGTATCAATTAAGGAATCGCCAGGCACTGCCTCGGCAGCAACTGCCGGCTGTTCGGTTTCGGTGGCTTGTACTTCCTGCTCGTCTGTCATGGGGGATACCTCACTGTTTTTGGGCTGTTTCAATCTGCGCCAGGATTTGACGCACCAGATCGGCACGACCCTCGCGGATGCCGGCATCGAACTGTGTCGATCCCGGGGTCACGGTGGGCCGCAATATGGTTATGGTAATGAGCCGGTCGAGCACGAACTGACCAGCTTCGGTACGGAAACACTCATGGAAACGTGATGCAATCTCCCGGCCTTTGGCCGCGCTTTCCTTGGACTGCCCTGGCGGCTCAATATCTAACGCCGCCCAACCCTTACGGGCCTTGACTTGTTCAATCATTCAGTAGGTTGCTGTGCCGCCTGTGCCTGTGCCGCCTGTGCCGCCTGTGCCATTTCCTCGCGTTCTACCTCAGTGCGCAACAGGTCGGCATCGAGGCCGAGCTTTTTGCCTATGTATGATGGCAGGTCCTCCAGTTTGGTGCCGAGTCCTAATATCTCTGGCCCCAATTGGCCGACGGTCTGCAGGTACTGATTGACGGACATCAGATCGTCCTGGTCCTGGGCTCGGGCTAATGGACTAGTGTGCTTAATGGTGACCTCTTTGCCATCGACCCGGATGTCAGGAATCTTGCCGGCCCGCTTTAAGATTGACACGGCCCGCTTGATAACCTTCTCAATGAACTCCGACTGCATCCGGCCAAAGGCACTACCGGAATCCTGTACCAGTTCCTGATTCCGCATAGCCATTTCGGTGGCGCTGCGTACCGGCGAATCAATCTCCCCAAAGGGTTCAGCAAAGAGCGCCTTATTGATCCGCTTGCGCAGGTCATCGAGCACCAGGGCACTGAACTGGATATCGCCGGAGCGGTCCAACGGTCGCAGTGTCGGGTTGGAGTTGTCGTTACTGCCGACCGGGATAATGGCACCCGGGGTCAATCTAATGTTGTATGGATTAATCACGCCGTCATCGGCAGCGGTGTACACCCCGGAGATTGCCAGAGCTGCATTTTTCAGAACGTACTCGACCACCTTGTTGGCAGTCTTGATATCGGGCAGCACCTGCATGATCCGGCCACGGCCCAGCGTTTCACCTGGCACCACATACTCGCGGAACACAATCCACGGACTGACCTCGTAATCCTGACCAAATATGTATTCCTTGCTCGCTTCTTCCATCACGCATTGATGCCAATAGCCGCGCTTGGGCAGATAGACCGTGCCCTCG